AGTGCTGTATGTTTGCGAGGACCTTCTATTAGGTTTGTAAGCACACATGTTCTTGCAGCAATGCGATATGCATTTTGTCCAAGTATGCCCATTTCACGCAAACTGTGTGTTACAGCCGTGCCTACTATTCTGTTGTTGTTTTTAAATAGTATTAGTTTAGCATCTTCGTATTTTGTTATGTAATCTATAAGCATAGCGTGGCTACTGTTGTTGGTGTAACCACGCTTTTCTGCTTCGATGTAAAAGTCTGTTAAATCTTGTGAACCGTTGTAAAGTTCTAGTTCAAACATAATCTTCCTTGCGAGGCATTTTAAACTCGTGTGCATTGCCGACCGCAGGAATAACATAACTTATACGATCAATGTATTTGTCAATGAATGGCTGTTGACGATACGGCATCCACGGCTTATCCTGTAGGTTACTATAATCGTATTGATAACGCAAACACAGTCGGTTGTCAGTGCTGCCTAGACGTCTGTGTTGTGTGATACTGTTGTCAAACAAACATAGGTCACCGTCTTCTTGATACCAATGATCGTAGATATATTCTTCTACTTCAAGTCCTTTACGAATATGCTCAAGTGTGCGATCACTTTCTTCTTGGCTCATGCCTTTGATAGCAGTAACAGTGTTAAAACTATAGTGTAATCCTGTATGCCCGCCTGGGCTTGTGATTACCATTGGTATTTCTGCATTTTCTTCTGGCGCCATATTTTTATACATGATATTGTCTTGGTAACCGTTTAATCCTGGGTTGATTTTGCCAGGGGTAAAGTTATGCAGTAGGATCATTTCATCTAGTTCGCTGCGGAAACTTTCACTTACACTTTCGTAGTAATCAACAGTTGTTAAGAAGCCAGTGGCACTAGCAGTAGTGCCTTCCATGCCCAGTAGTGCAACACCTGGTGCAAATGCAATATTACCACTTTCGTTGCTGTGCCATAACAGTTCGCCTTCTGCAAACATTCCTACTGGATTACCGTTAGCATCTTTTTTACCACTAACACGGATAATGTGTCCTTTTTGACGACCTTGTCCTTCGATGATCCTACTAAACCCAACTACACAATCTAAGTCTGTTTGATCCCAATCTGTTTGCTTTGCAATACTGTCCATACGACCGTCCCAGTTTGGATATTTTTGTTTGAGCATAGCCCAGAACGTCATTCTGTCACTGCCCCATTTTTTCATCCAATCAAGATAATCGTCTTTGTTGAGTTTTGCTCCACGGATAATAGTAACAAGTTCTTGAACATGTAACTTGCCTATTTCCATCCATTCCTCGTCAGTGAGATTGTTAAAATCTACATCGTCGATAAAAACACCAAATCTTCCGCATCCGGGTATTTTACTAACTTTCATTTAGTCGCTCCTTTGTTCTATATAACCATGTAAAATAGTATTCTAGCTGTTTTGCATTACGTGGACCGTCTAACTGCTCAAGCTCACTAATATAGTTATCGGGGGTTAAAAAAGTCGATACATCTATTGATACATCTGTATCTGGATCAAAGTTGTATGGAACTTTTTTGTCCCACTTTTCTTTATCAGAGTAATAACGCACATTCATTTCTACGTTATATTCTTCCTTGCTTGTGATGTTAGAAATACCGTAGTATGTTAATACATTTTCTAGTATTAGATCTCTGCTTCTTGGATTGTAAGATAACCCTACAGTTGTTACATCTTCTCCAAAATGTTTTTTGATGATACGTGCTTGTTTACTGTGAAAGTTACCAATCCAAACTTTTTTATCAGTATTATCTAACAATGATTCGATATCTCCTAACCGATTTGTCCAGTCAATATCTCTAAACGTCATTGGGTTGTTGTTTGTTAATGATAATACATAAGGTTGATGTTCGTTATGTATTAGATGCCCTATAGGATTAATAGTAGGAGTGCATGGCTGTAACCATTCGTTGCTCCACCCAGCAAGTGTATTGATAAAAACATCTGCTATTGTTCCGTAGGGGCAGATACCAAAATATAATCTACTCATACAGTCATTATAACATAGATTTTAGTGTAAGTCAACCCATCCTGTAGCAGTATATCCTTGGAACTTGCCATTGTTTGTGTTATAAATGATCATACCAGGTTCTGCTGTCATGCTATCTCTTTCAGCAAAACTTGTTCCTCGGGCTTGCATTACTTTTACACTAAGAACACCTTTTTCGTCAAAACGTAATGATTTACCGTCAGTTATACTTGGCTGTGAAACACCGTCACTTAAACTAATACCAAATCCGGTTGGATAAAATGAGTTTGTTTGGTCTTGGTGTTCTCTTGCAATAAAGCCCCATGCACCACCTAGTTTGTAATCATCACCGTCCCAGAAATAAACACTATGAGATCCGCCTAAGTCGCCTGTTTGTATTGCAGTACGATTTTCAAAACTTCCTCTATAGACATGATGTACATGCTGTGCTTGATTAGCTTGTACTGCACTGTAGCTTTGTATTAAGTCTGATTTTGTTGTAACTCTTTCTGCTTGTAGTGTTACTTCGTCACCCAGTAATGTAGTTTCTTTAATAGTGTCTCTTGTTATACTGTCTAAGATTGTTTCATTATCTGCATCAACAACAGGACCGTCAAGTCTACCGTGGAATACTGCTTTATGACTACTTTGACCTGTAATATCAAGTGTAACAACATTTGTACCATCATAATGTTGAACATGTGCTCTAAGTGCACTATAGTCTCTAGTTGATTCTAAAACAAGTATCGGTCCACGTGCTACTGCATCCTCTGGCGGAGCAACAGGGTGACCAATACCGCCTAACCAGTTCCACTGATTGTGTTGAGCGTTTGGAGGAGCCATCAAGCTGGTATCAGCATCAACCATAACTTCGCCTATAAGATTTCCTGTTACATTACCTGTTAGGTTACCATTAACATCGCCTGTGTGAGTACCTGTGCTGTTACCAGTAAAATCACCAAAAAACTCACCGTAAGCATTACCATTAAAATCACCTGTAAAGGTGCCGAAGATTGTGCTTTCACTTGTAAGTGTGCCTGTTAAATCACCGTAAAAATCTCCATAAACTCTGTCAGCAGAAATAACTTTACTTCCGCTGTCTACTATTCTTTCGCCGTCTGTTGCATATACATTACCTATTACATCACCTGTAAACTGACTTAGGTCTGTATCTAATACAATATCGCCGGCGGCATTGTACACATCCCCCTTTAAATTTGCAGTAAGTTCTTTAAGATTATAATCAAAGATTGTTGTACCGTCAATATCTTCAATATCGCCAATAAATGAACCGTAAATCTTTCCGGTTTCTGTATCTACAATAATAGTGCCATCTGTAGCAACCAAATCTGCTTTTAGTTGTCCGGCCCAGCTGTCAACAAGTACATTGTCATTAGCGTCTATTACGTCTAATCTGTAGCCTTCACCAGGTATAAAATCTGTCATAGGTGATCCTCCGTCAGTGTATTTATCTTAATCGCTTCTTGACAAACTCAGTTATTTTTGTTATAACTACTGTATGTATGATATTTTCTATATTGGCAGTTCTTCGGACAAAAGTTACAAAGCCCTAAAACAACGATTTCCTATTGCAAAGCAAGCAGAAAGTGTTCCGCAAGCAAAAAGTCGTAGTCTTACAAAGTTTTTGTGGATAGTTTATGATGACATCATTATCAACGATGATTTTAAGTTTGATTACATTGTAGATCAGTGGAGTGATGAATATACTCATGTGTTTTTAAATGGAGAGTTTTATGACGGTGTAGCACTAATGCCCAAACACAGTCATCACGGTCCAGGCGAACTTAAAGCTAGATTTTATATCAATAAAAAACACATCGAAGTACAAGCAAGTACACCTAAGTCAAAACTTTACGATATGGTTTTTATAAGTTATCAAGAACCAAACGCCGACGAAAACTATGCAAAACTAAAAGAACGTTTTCCAAGGTTACAACGGGTGCACGGTGTAAAAGGCATACACCAAGCACACATTGCAGCAGCAAGTTTATGTGAAACAGATATGTTTTGGATTATTGATGGAGATGCAATAATACAAGATTATTTTGAGTTTGATTATTTGCCTGAGCACCACAACAAAGAAGCAGTGCATGTATGGCGTAGTTTAAATCCAGTAAATGGACTAGTATACGGATATGGTGGTGTAAAACTTTTTCCAACAGAAAAAACACTTATGATGGATACAAGCAAACCTGATATGACAACAAGTATAAGCGATAAGTTTGTAGCAATGAAACAAATATCAAATGTTACTGGATTTAATACTGGACCGTTTGAAACATGGAAGAGCGCATTTAGAGAATGTGTAAAACTAAGCAGTAAAATCATTGATAGACAAAAAAATGAAGAAACAAACAGACGGTTGCGTATTTGGTGTACGTATTTAGAAGGTGAACCAGAGTTTGGAGAATATGCACTTAAAGGTGCAAAAGCAGGTGCAGCTTATGGTACACGTAACAAAGATGATGTAGAAGCACTAAAACGAATTAACGATTTTGAATGGCTAAAGGAACAGTTTGATGGAAATATTTGAACTTGTAGATAGATTTGAAATCTTATATCCAGAACAAGAAGTGTTTGCTGATATACGCAGAGCATATATAGACAAAGATCTTCCTAGTATTTTTAGAATAGAAGACAAAGAAGAACTACGAAAAGCTATTGTAGAAAAAAACATACATAGCATTTTTAGGTGTGTTGAAAACAAAAGATGTGTAGGTGATTTAGAAGATTTACGCAAGGCTGTTATAGAACACAACTTACACAGTTTGTTTAGAATACTTCCAGGTAATGAAGATTTGCGTAAGGCCGTTACCGAAGATAATATGCACAGTCTTTTTAGAGTAGTAGGCAACGAGGATCTTAAAAAAGTTGTAATGGACGACAACAAGTGGAGTTTGTTTAGACTTTATGAAAAGTATACTGACACAAACTTTATTAATGCATTTCGTACATTCATGAGAGATGAAATACCATATGACAGCGATTGTTTCAGCAGAGGACAGTTACAAAGTAAACTATGGTTAGTAAATGAGTTATCTAAACTAGATGTAAAACTTGGTACTGTATTTTTATGCGCCGGATGGTATGGTACACTTGCAACTATGCTTTTTGAAAGTAATATTGATTTAGATAAGATTGTAAGTTTTGACATTGATCCTACTGTTAGAAAAGTAGCAGAAATCTTTAATAAACCTTGGGTGTCTGACGGGTGGAAGTTTAAGGCAGTTACACAAGATATTCACGAAATACGTTTTGAAGAACACATATACGATGTAATAAAAAAAGATGGTAGTACAGAAACACTTTGGGATACACCAAATACTGTTATTAATACCAGCACCGAACACATCGAAGACTTTGCAAAATGGTACGAAAAAATACCTGTTGGTACATTAGTTATTGTACAAAACAATGATTATTTTGAAATAGAAGAACATGTAAACTGTAGTGCAACCTTAAATGAGTTTGCAGAAAAAACACCAATGACACAAGAACTTTTTAGCGGAGCACTTGAGTTAAGTAAATACAAAAGGTGGATGCGTATTGGATATAGATAACCTTAGTTTGAGAGAACTACAAAAAGAAAGTGCTCGAGCACTAAGCACTATGCAAGCAACAAATAACAATATTTGGCAGTTTAATAAACGTGCTCATCATAACAGTCAAAACTGGTACAAGGCTGTGATCGAATGGTACATAGATCAATATGGAGACTTGCCTAGCAAAGCAGGTCCTGGTAAAGATGTAAAATTGGTATACGATGTATAAGTATGAAAACATAAGAACAATACATTTAGAAAACACACAAAACTGTCAAGCCAGTTGTCCTATGTGTGATCGTAATCAAAATGGTGGTGCATTAAATCCGCATATGGATCTGAGTGAACTTACACTTAAAGATGCAAAACGTATTTTTGAACCAGAGTTTATTGCACAACTGAAAACAATGTATATGTGCGGAAATCTTGGAGATCCTATTGTAGCACGAGACACACTAGAAATATTTCGTTACTTTAGAGAACACAATCCTAATATGTGGTTAAGTATGAATACAAACGCAGGAGCAAGAGATGAAGCGTGGTGGAGTGAATTGGCCAAAGTCTTTGGCAGGATGGGCGCTGTTATTTTCAGCGTGGACGGTCTTAGGGACACTAATCATATTTACAGGCAAGGTGTTAGCTGGGATGCAGTAGAACGCAGTATGAGATCATTCACTGGTGCAGGTGGCAGAGCACGTTGGGACTTTTTGATATTTGAACATAATCAACATCAAGTTGAATGTGCAAGGACATACAGCAAGATATTAGGTTTCGAAAAGTTTGTTGCTAAAAAGACTGGAAGATTTGTAACAGCACAAAGCGAAAAGAAAGAATCGCATCAGGCAGTAGATCGTAAAGGTAAAAAAACTGCAGAACTTAAAAAGCCTGATGAAAAATATCAAAACGCTGCTATCAAACAATACGATAAAGTAAAAGAAAAACACGGTAGTATGGATGCCTATTATGATCGTGCTGAAATACATTGTAAAGTAAAGGATGAAGGTAACTTGTTTATTACAGCAGAAGGATTAGCAATGCCTTGCTGTTGGACTGCTGGACGTATGTACAAATGGTGGCACAAGGATCCTAAGCAAGAACAAGTATGGAACTTTATTGATGCTGCTGGCGGCAAAGATGCAATAAGTGCAAAGAAACACGGACTACGTGCAGTATTTGACACAGGTATATTTGACAACATAGAAGCCAGTTGGACTCGAGCAAGTGTTGCAGAAGGTAAACTAAAAGTGTGTTCAATGAAATGCGGTAAAGAGTTTGATCCATTTGGAAGTCAGTTTAAATGAATAATATAAAAAAGATAGAACTTGAAATCACAAGTGATTGCAATGCAGCTTGTCCGGGTTGTGCAAGAACACTTAATGTGGGAAAATACGATGTAATCTCGTTTACGTTTGAAGATTTAAAACGTTTGTTTCCTAGCAGAGATGTTATACAAGGAAAAGAGTTCAAGTTTTGTGGAGTGTTAGGCGATCCTATTGTAAATCCTGACTGTTTAAAAATGATAGAATGGCTTGTTTACAATGGTGCATATTGTGAAGTAAGTACCAATGGTGCATATAACACAGCAGATTGGTGGACACGTCTAGGACAAGTTGCGACTGCCTATCCTGGAATGGTGCATAT